ACGCTATGTCCTCCTCCTTGATGTTCTTCTCAGCTTGATCTAGGCATAGATTAAACTTAGCCCGTAGATACTCCTCGTTCATTACGCTACCTCCTCGCTAGTTGGTAGTACTCTACCCTTGAATTGTGTTTCAATTACTTTAACCTTGTCCTCGTACCCAAGCAAGGTCTGCCAGTCCCACGCTCTCGGATCTCCGTCGTAGGTTTCTATCTCTAGTGTTACTAGGTATCTATCTTGCATCGGCTCACTCTCCTCCACATTCGCCACAATAACAAGCGCCTAATTCCCTATTGTTGCACTCTTCTTTAGTTAGTGCCGGCTCCCAATCTTTCATTCTCATTTACTTAACCTCTCCCTCTAGCCAAATGTCTTCATCATCAAGCACTAACGCCACGTTAATGGAGTGTGCAAAATTAATAGGATCTATGCCTAACTCCTCGCTTATGCTCTCGCTCGCTCTCTCAATAGCTAGATCACGGGCTTCATCGCTTAAGTTGCCCGTCGTATCGTCTAAGTCAATAGAGATTTTAGTCGTTAAGCTCCAATAATTACCCGTAAAGATTATGTTATAGTCATACTCTTTCACGCCCTCACCCTCTTTCGATCTTGTAATTTAATCGGGCGCAAGACTCTAGAAAACTAGCCTTAGCTTCTTTCACTGTGTAGCCGTAATAGGTGGCGCTCTCTAACCACTTAACGCCCTCCCAACTAACTAGCTCGCTCACCACTAGAGCGCCGGCGTATGTCTTCTCTACTGTCATTTATGCCACCGCTTCCACATAGTAACCAAAAGCTGCGTAATGCTTAACTAATCGCTTAGCAGCTGCGGGAGTTAGCTCGCACTCTCCCACTATCTCGCGTGTCTCAATGTCTACAAGGCGCGTAAATGTTTTCTTGTTGCTCATTCTTTAACCCTTTCTCTTTCCGGTCTAGTTACCGGCTACCGCTCACGGCTTACGCCGTGGGCGATAGTCACCAACTAGAGAGCTACACACTCCGACATTGAGCCGATACACCACCCTAAAAAGTCGGCTTTAGGTGAGCCGATACCTACCCACCACCACGAGCCAGAAACCCACACAATAAGAGCCACGCCCGCAGCTATCGCCACGGCTCGCACTCTCTTCCCTCTTTTGGTAATCACTCCTCGCCCTCTCTTTCTGCCTTGTTGATACACTCAACGCATAAGCTAACCTCGCCGTATTGATCCGCGAACTGTAGGGTTAGCTCTTCAACAGGGAAAAAGTAATCACACCCAAAACAGTTTTTCTTCATCTATGCCACCTCTTGCAATCTTGTAATGAGTTCAGGGTTACCGATTACACGGGTGAAACTCTTATTCTGTCGGGTGAGCTGCTTAAATTGTTTTTCATAAGTGCGAAAGTCTGCCACGCTCTTAATCTCTAGGCCTAGCTCATTGATAAAGTCATCTAGTGAGTCATAGCTGCTCATAGAGTCGCAGACTAGGCACTCCACTACATCAACAGGGCGGGGTTCGCGGTCAATGCCTAAGCCTTGATAATACCAAAAGCTCATAGAGCGCTTTTGATAGCGTAGAGTCACGCGGTAATGGCGGGCTTTACCTTGCGCCCACTCCGGGGAGTTATCGTTCCAATCTTCACGAATTGAAGCGGTGATCCCCGCGCCATTAATTAAGCCGTTTAGTGTGGTGTTCATTTATTTAGCTCCTTTAGTTAGTGCCACGATACCGGCGAGAATGCTCACCGATAGCAGCGAGATTAGAACGAATAGGATAGTTACATCATAGGTAAGCGTTACGGTGGGGAGTATGGCGTAGAGATACGCCGGGGTTAGTATTGATAGAGCTGCTGCGATGTATAGCATTTGGTTAGTCTCCTTAGTAATTGTTAGCTGCTGCATCTAAAATGCGGGCGTGACCTAGAAAGTGGCTTGCTAGTTCTAGCTTGTTTTTATTAGTGGTAGAGATAAAGCTCTCTAGGTCATAGGTAGAGAATAGGTACGCGATTAATTCTTTTGAGTATTCTTCATCACGTAAACAATTCTTAATGAATAGCACTGTTTTTTTGATGTCTAGCTCTTGCATTTATTTAACCTTTCTAGTTAGTTGAAAGTTCAACTATGTTAGATAGCTGCGCTTTCAATGGCTTTATTGTGTCGTACTATGCCGTAGTATGCAACTCTTAACGGTCACTCTTTAGCCGTGACTAGTCAGGCAACAAGGTAGACAGATCGCCGGTTTATGTCTAAGGGTTAGAGGGTAACGGCTAGCGGGTTAGGTAACTAGATCACCGGCGAGAGCTGCGACAAGGTGAGCAGCTGCAGCGGTAAGAGCTGCGGTATCCGGTAGAGCTGCGAGGGTATCGGGTCACCGGTTAGCAGCTGCAAGGGTGGAGAGCTGCAAGGCTAGGCGGTTAGTGAATAGTTAAGAGTATTAGAGAGAGCTCACGGGGTAGCCGGGTAGGTAGTAAGCCCATAACAATTTACTTAGACATAACCGCCCGTACTGTCCAACTCTTACCGTACGGCTTACGGTTAGCCCCGGAAAGTCGGACCCGGGATAGTGAATTTTGGCGGGCAGGGTCTGTATACTCCCCAAATAAATATTTCGACTAAAGTGAGATCCAATATGGCTCTGACCTGCGGTTTTAGTAAGTGTGACTAACGCCACATTACGAAAACGGGAAATGGTCTAAATTTCCTGCCTTATATACAGTAGGGGAGCAAAGCGGGGCAAGTATGCTTTGCGACCCGTGGCCGCCTCTTACGAGGCCCCTAGGCCGAGTACTAACTTACCCCTCACTTCGCTGTGGCTTGTTCGGGCGCTAAGCCCGACACTAGCGGTGCTTTTAGTTGGGATAGTTCTATTAACTAGACAGCTAATCGAATATTCCGATGCAGCTAATCAAAACGATCTCGGCCCGTCCCCGATAACCTTTAGGAGATTACGTGGCTGAAAACAGCGCAGATATTGCCAAGCGTATTATCCTTGGCTGTGTAGCAGAGGGTATGACCATTGAGCAGGCAACTGCCTCAGCTGGTAAATCCATCAAGACTTATGAGTACTACCGTCGCACAGACAAGGTCTTTGCAGACAAGGTAGACCGAACCCGTCTGGGTTTGAAGGACAAGCAGTTCGCAGGTGGAGATGTCCACGACATTGACTTCGTCGAATTCCGCCAGCGCTTCTTACATAGCCGCACCTTCCCACACCAGAAGAACATCGTAGATGTGATCGAAGGACGTGAGCCAGGATGGCTGCACCCTTCTATGAAGTTTGAAAAGGGTCTGGCTAATAACCGTATTCTTGTTAACATCCCGCCCAACCACGCCAAGTCCATCACAATCACTGTGGACTACGTAACCTGGATGGTTGCCCAGAATCCTAACTTTCGTGTATTGATTGTATCCCAGACCCAGCGTCTGGCAGCTGACTTTCTCTACGCCATTAAGCAACGCCTTACACATCCTATGTATGAAGAACTACAAAGTGCGTATGCTGCTGGCGTAGGGTTTAACTCTAAAACAGCCTCTTGGCAGGCAACCCGCGTCACCTTCGGTGATGAGCTACGTGAGTCCAGCGAAAAGGACCCGAACATCGAAGCCGTCGGTATCGGCGGTCAGATCTACGGTAAGCGTGCAGATATGATTATTGTAGATGACGCGGTCACCCTATCTAACGCCAATGACTTCGAGCGTCAGATTAAGTGGTTAACCCAGGACGTACGTTCTCGTCTTAACCCAACAGGTAAACTTATTATTATTGGAACCCGCGTTGCATCCGTGGACCTATACCGCGAGCTTCGCTCAGAGGATAGATACCCAGGTGGCTTAGTTCCTTGGACCTATCTTGCTATGCCAGCACTACTCGAGGCAGATGAAGACCCAGATAAGTGGGTTACCTTGTGGCCTAAGTCAGATGCCCCGTTTGATGGACAAGAAGAATCTGATAAAGACGAAGACGGCCTATACCCACGCTGGTCAGGTCGTAACCTTTACAACGAACGCCAAGCGATGGACACATCTACTTGGGCGCTTGTCTATCAACAGCAAGATGTATCTGAGAATTCAGCATTTGACCCAGTATGTGTACGCGGTTCTATTGACGGTATGCGTAAAGCAGGTCCATTAGTTGCAGGTAACCCTGGTCACCCACGTGATCTCGGTGGTTACTCCATCATCTGTGGGCTAGACCCAGCAATGATTGGCGATACTGCAGCTATCTGTTATGCGGTAGATCGCAATACTAATAAGCGCTACATTGTGGACGCTATTAAAATTACTCGTCCGAGCCCAGCCGATATTCGTGACCTCATCTTTAATTGGACTTCTCTCTATGGACCATCTGAATGGATCGTCGAACGTAATGCGTTCCAATCATTCCTTACGCAAGATGAGGGAATCCGCCAGCACCTGGCCTCCAGAGGAGTGCTACTGCGGGAACACCATACAGGTAACAACAAGTGGGACGCAGGCTTCGGCGTTGCATCAATGTCAACTTTGTTTGGCACCAAGCAGCACGATGGCAAACACCACAGAGATAACCTTATTCACTTACCTAGCGATCAAACTGAGAACGTTAAGGCGCTCATCGAACAGTTGATTACTTGGACACCTACTACTAAGGGTAAGACAGACTTAGTAATGGCGCTCTGGTTCTGTGAGATCCGAGCACGTGAGATGCTCAACTACGGTCAGTACAACTCACACCATCTAAAGAATCCGTTTCTTACATCAGCTGAGAAGCGAAAGCGTGTAGTGGTCAACATTGACCAGTTAATCGCAGACCAGCATAAGACATTTATCTAAGGAGAAAAAATGCCGATAGCAAAGAAGCCAGTAGTAAAAGCAACACCTAAGCCAACAAAGTCACCCGCTCAGACGATGACTCCACAAGATAAGGCAATGCTAAACATTCTTAGAAAGAAATACGGCAAAGACGTATACAAGGGATAAGGAAAACAATTGTTAACACCAAAAGAAGTAAACGATAAGTTAGGTCGCCTGCAGACCAAATACGCTGCACGCGATCAGCGTATGCGTGATGTTCTTTCGGTGCGTCAAGGAGATCTATCAAAGGTCTATCCTTCGATGTTTTCCGATGAATACCCAAAGCCTTTGGTTGCAAACTTTATTGACGTTGCAGCCCGTGACTTAGCAGAAGCAATGGCACCCCTGCCATCATTTAACTGCCAAGCTACAAATATGGTTTCAGACTCTGCTCGTAAGATGGCAGATATGCGTACACGCATTGCAAACTTCTACGTCTCAGTTGCTGAAATGCAACTTCAGATGTACCAAGGTGCAGACTGGTACAACACCTACGGAATGATGGTAGGTATGGTGGAGATGGATTACGACTCCAACAACCCACGTATGCGCCTACTTAATCCTTGGGGTTGCTACCCAGAGGTAGACCGCTTTGGTCGCGTAGTTTCTTTAACTCAGGTTCTTAACACTGACGCAGAGACATTGATCTCTAAGTATCCAGAGTTTGCAGATCAGATTCTTAAGAAGAACAACTACCAAGCTGGAAGCCCATCTATCACAATGGTGCGCTACCACGATAAGGACCAAGACCTTATCTACTTGCCAGAACGTCAGAACTTAACTTTAGTACGTACACCAAACCCAATCGGTGAGTGTCTCGTACGTGTAGCACAGCGACCTTCTCTTGACGGCGAAGCACGTGGTCAATATGACGACGTCTTGGCAGTCCAACTCGCTCGTGCTCGTTTTGCAATCCTTCAGATTCAGGCTGCAGAAAAATCTATCCAAGCACCTATTGCTATCCCACAGGATGTGCAGGAACTTGCTCTTGGTCCAGATTCAATTATGCGTTCTTCTCAGCCACAGAACATCCGTCGTGTAGGCTTAGATCTACCACCAGGAATCTTCACAGAGTCGGGAGTGCTAGAACGTGAACTACGGCTTGGCGCTCGTTACCCTGAAACCAGATCCGGAAATACCAGTGCAAGTGTTATTACTGGTCGTGGCGTTCAAGAATTGCAAGCTGGTTTTGATACTCAAATCAAATCAGCACAATCGCAGTTTGCTAGAATGTTCGCTGATCTTATTGGACTCTGCTTCAAGGTAGATGAAAAACTATTCAGCAATGTACAGAAGACAATTCGTGGAACCGATGACGGTACACCTTATGTTCTGAAGTACACACCTGGTCGTGACATTAAGGGCGAGTACGGCGTAGATGTTCGTTACGGCATTATGTC